CAGGTATCACATTGCTGTGCTGGCCAACGCCAAGCAGTCGCGTGTGCGCCAGCGCAAGATCGTTGCGCCAGACGGCAGCATGGGCTTCCAAGAGGAGAACGTGCTGTCTTTGACTTACCCCTTCCAGGTCATGCACGACCCGAACCCTCGGATGGGCGTGCCTTGGCTCAAGAAGATTTTGTCGCAGCCGGTCTGATAGATGAACTACCTGCAGCTCGCGCAACGTCTGGCCGTCGAGTGCGGCGTGACTGGTGGCGGCCCGGCGTCGGTCACCGGCCAGACTGGCATGTACGCCAAGCTGGTGAACTGGACCAACGACGCTTGGGTCGAGATCCAGGGCATGCACGACAACTGGAACTGGATGCGCGAGCCGTTCACCTTCGAGACCGTAGCCAGCACTGGCAACTACGATCCGAACAGCGTGACCAACACGGTTACGGGCAACCCGATGACCGACCTTCGGTACTGGTGGAAGGACACCTTCCGTTGCCAGAAGAAGAGCATTGGGGTGCAGGACGAGCAGTGGCTGGTGGAGTGGGAGTACCAGGTCTTCCGCAACACCTACCGCTTCAACGTGCAGGTCAACGGCCGGCCGGTGGTCTTCGCGATCATGCCCAACGACAAGAAGGTCATGCTCGGCCAGATCCCAGACGACGTCTACCAGATCAGCGGCGAGTACCAGATCCTGCCGGTGTCCATGACTGCAAACACCGACACGCCGGCCCTGCCGACTCACCTACACCTGGCGATCGTCTACAAGGCCATGGAGTACTACGGTCTGTACGAGGCCGCGCCTGAGGTGCTGCAGCGCGGCACTACGCAGTTCTCGAGGCTGCGCAATCAGCTCGAGCGGGAGCAGCTCCCTGAGCTGTACCTGGGGAACCCCCTGGCCTAAGTCTTCACCATGGCTCAGGCTCAACTCCCTCGCGTTCAGTACGACCTGATCCGCCTCGCAGGGGGCCTGGACCAGGTCACGCCGACGCTGACCCTGCCGCCAGGCTTCGCGCGCAAGGCCGCCAACTTCGAGTGCAACGTCAGCGGCGGCTACACCCGCATCGCCGGCTACGAGCGTTTTGACGGCCGCGCCAAACCGTCGGCCGCCCTCTACAACATCCTGAACTGCAACCTGACCGGCTCGGTGTCGGTGGGCAACACGATCGTCGGCATGACGTCCGCGGCCACCGGCAAGGTGCTCGCAGTCAGCGGAGGCGCGGTCGTCGTCACCCGCCAGACGGGGACCTTTGTTGCGCAAGAGGGCGTGTCGGTGTCTGCCGTGCAGGTGGGCACGATCACTGAGCTGCAGGGGGTGAGTGCTGACGGCCTGACCGATGCTCAGTACCGCAACCTTGCGGCCGACGAGTACCGCACTAGCATTCAGGCTGTGCCGGGCGCTGGCAATGTCTTGGGCGTGGCCATTTACAAGGGTGACGTCTACGCCTGGCGCAACGCGGTGGGCGGCGCCAGCGCGGCGATGTTCAAGGCCACAAGTGGCGGGTGGGCGGCAGTTGCATTGGGCTTTGAGCTTGCGTTCAATAGTGGAACAGGCACAGCTATCGCCGAAGGAGACACGGTCACTGGGCAAACAAGCGGGGCCACGGGTGTCGTAGCCCGCGTTGTCGTTGAAAACGGCACATCGTGGTCGGGCGCAACTGGCAGGTTGATTCTTTCCAGCACCTCAGGGACGTTTGCCGCGCCGGAGCATCTTCGAGTTGCAGGAACCACTCGCGCGCACGCGGGCGGGGCGGCTACAGCGGTCACACTGGCGCCGAACGGCCGCTATGAGACTGTGGTCGGCAACTTCGGTGGTAATGACACCAACTACCGACTGTACGGCTGCGACGGCGTCAACCGTGCGTTCGAGTTCGACGGCACCACGTTTGTGCCGATCGCCACGACGATGCCCAACGACAAGCCCGCTCATGTGGCTGTCCACAAGCAGCACTTGTTCCTCGCCTTCGGCGCCTCGCTGCAGTTCTCCAGCCTGGGGCTCCCGTACCAATGGGACCCGGTGCTGGGCGCTGGAGAGATCGCCATGAACGCGCTGATCACCAACCTCATCGTCCTGCCGGGCGACCAGTCCAGCGGCGCGCTGGGCGTCTACACCAGGCGCGACACGTCGGTGCTGTATGGCACGAGCGAGGCGAACTTCGCTCTGTCGACGTTCAACACGGGCACCGGCGCGGTGCCCTATACCGCGCAGAACATGGACCAGGCCTACGTCCTGGACGACCGAGGCGTCATCAGCCTGGGCACGACGCTGAACTTCGGCAACTTCCTGCCCGCGTCGCTTACGATGAACCTGCGGCCGTTCCTCGAGCAGCGCATCAACTTGGCCTCTGCCAGTTCCCTGAGCCGAGTCAAAGGCCAATACCGAGTGTTCTTCTCTGACGGCACCGGCATCTACATGACGATGGTCAACGGCAAACTGCTGGGGTCCATGCCTGTGGAGTTCCTGGATCCTGTGCTCTGCTGCGATGAGGGTGAGGACGCCAGCGGAAACGCCATCTCGTTCTTCGGATCAGACAACGGCTTTGTCTATCAGCTCGACAGGGGCACGAGCTTCGACGGCGACCCCATCGCGGCCAGCGTGAACCTGGTCTATGACTCCATGAAGTCGCCGCGGATTCTCAAGCGCTTCCGCCGTGCGAGCGTGGAGCTGGCTGGGAACTACTACGCCGAGATCCAGTTCGGCTACGACCTTGGCTACCGCAGGTCGGAGATCCCGCAGCCGCTGGACGCCACCTACGAGACCGACCTGAGGTCAAGCTACTGGGACTCGATGATCTGGGACAACTTTGTCTGGGATGGTTCGGATGTCACACCGTCGGAGATCGAGGTCAGCGGGACAGCCGAGAACATCGCCATCCGCGTCTCCTGTGCTTCGGACCTTTTTGAGCCGTTCACGGTGAACACCATCATCGTTCACTACACAATGCGCCGAGGACTTCGCTGACCATGCCGAACAGCTTTTACAACCACGGGACCTATCCGACCCCGAACTCGCCCGGATCGTCGGCTGCGCTGCGTGCGGAGCTGGAGGCCATCACCGACGGCTTCGACCTGATGCCGACTCTGTCTGGCAACGGCTACAAGGTGGCCATGGTCAACAGCACGGGTACGGCGCTGATCGCCAGCTCGGCTCTGCAGTCTCTGGCTATCACCAGCTCCACGATCGACAGCACGCCGATCGGCGCGACCACCCGGGCCGCCGGCAACTTCACCACCCTCAGCGCGACCGGCGCGGCCTCTCTGGGCTCGTCTGTGACCATCGGTGGTGGGGTGATCAATGCCACGACGATTGGGGCCACCACGCCCTCATCTGGCGCCTTCACGACCCTGTCTGCGTCGGGTGGCATCACCGGCACGCTGACCGGCAACGTGACGGGCAACGTCACCGGCAACGTCACAGGCGACTTGGCCGGCAATGTGACCGGCAACGTGACCGCAGGCTCCGGCACCTCGACGTTCAACAACGTGACCATCAACGGCACGCTGGACATGAATGCCGGATCGATGGGCACGATCACTGGCCTGGCCACGCCGACGCTGGACAGCGACGCGGCCAACAAGGCCTACGTCGACACGGTGGCGCAGGGTCTGGACGCGAAGGCAAGCTGCCGGGCTGGCACGACGGCCAACATCACGCTGTCGGGCGCACAGACGATCGACGGCGTGTCTGTGGTCGCTGGCGACCGGGTGCTGGTCAAGGACCAGTCCACGGCCTCGGAGAACGGCATCTACGTCGCGGCCGCGGGCGGGTGGAGCAGGGCGGCTGATGCCGACACCTGGGCCGAGCTGGTGTCGGCCTTTGTGTTCGTCGAGGACGGCACGGCCAACGCCGACAACGGCTACGTCTGCACGGTGGCCGCGGGTGGCACGCTGGGCTCGACGTCGGTGACCTGGGTGCAGTTCTCTGGCGCTGGCCAGGTGACGGCCGGCACCGGCATGACGAAGACGGGCAACACCCTGAACGTCAACACCGCGTCGGCCTTGCGCATCGTGGTGGGCGCCGACGAGATTGACCTGGCGGCCACCGGCGTCACGCCTGGCACCTACAAGTCCGTGACGATCGACCTGTACGGGCGCGCGACCGGCGGGACCAACCCGACCACGCTGTCCGGCTACGGCATCACCGACGCCTACACCAAGACCTAAATCGACTCGATCTTCGGCAGCACGACCAGCGCTGCGGCCTCTGCGTCTGCCGCAGCGACCAGCGCGACCAACGCATCCAACTCCGCGACTGCTGCGTCTGGCTCTGCGTCTGCTGCGGCCACCAGCGCCAGTGATGCGGCGGCCACTTACGACTCCTTTGACGACCGCTACCTGGGCAGCAAGACCTCCAATCCGACGCTGGACAACGACGGCAACGCGCTGCTGACGGGTGCGCTGTACTGGAACAGCGTGGCCGGCGAGATGCGCGTCTGGAGTGGGTCCGCGTGGATCGCCACCTACTTGCCTGCCGCGGGCTACCTTGCGCTGTCTGGCGGCACGATGACGGGTGCCATCACCTTCGCGGGTGGGCAGACTTTCCCTGGTACTGGAGATGTGACGCTCAACGGCACGCAGACGCTGACGAACAAGACCATCAACGGCAGCAGCAACACTATCACCAACGTCAGTCTGACGGCCGGCGTGACCGGAACATTACCCATCGCCAATGGCGGTACTGGTCAAACTACTGCATCGGCTGCTTTGAACGCTCTAGGCGGAGCATCCACCGGCAAAGCAATCGCCATGGCGATCGTCTTTGGTTCGTAATCCTGAAAGGCAAACACCATGGCCGCCCCCAACATCGTCAGCGTCACCACCATCACCGGCAAGACTGCGGTCCAAGCTGTCGGCACCTCGGCCACGGCCATCGTCAGCAACGGCGCTGGCAGCAACACCGTAGTCAAGGTCAACGCCTTGTATGTGGCCAACGTGGACGGCACCAACAACGCCGAGATCACGGTGGATCTGTTCCGCTCCAGCGTGGCCTACCGCATCGCCAACACCGTGGTCGTGCCGGCTGACGCAGTGCTCGACGTGATCAGCAAGCCGATCTATCTGGAAGAGGGCGACTCGCTGCGACTCACGGCCAACGTCACGCTCGACCTCGAGGCCGTGTGCAGCTACGAGATCATCGCCTAAGCCATGGCTGACTTTCCGTCATTGACAAGTGCCTACGGGCGCTGGAACCTGGCGGATCATCGCGATGCCGTCATGGGCGCGAATTGGCCCGTCGCGGCGCCCCCCGCAGTTGAAGTTCTTGTCGTCGCAGGCGGCGGGGCGGGCGCTGACTATGCAGGCGGCGGGGCTGGTGGCTTGTGCTACCAAGCAAGCCGTGCAGTGGTCAAAGGCACCGCGTACACCGTCACAGTCGGCGGCGGTGGAAGCCCTGTATATGTTGGCGTCTGGAACGGCGGCAACGGCAGCAACTCCGTGTTTGGTGCAATCACTGCTGTCGGTGGCGGCGGGGGCACGGCATACAACACAGACGGGTATAGCGGCGGGTCCGGCGGGGGTGGTGGCTGGAACAATCGAGGCGGGGGCGCGGCGACGCAAGGTAATAGCGACGGCGCAACCGGGTACGGTAACAGCGGCGGCGCGGGCAATAGCGACGGCTCTACATATTACGGCGGCGGCGGTGGCGGTGGTGCTGGGGCTGCCGGCACCAATGCTTCAGGCAGTGTTGGCGGCAGCGGCGGCAACGGGCGCCAATACAGCATATCTGGCTCGTCGACCTATTACGCGGGCGGTGGTGCCGGTCGGATGTCTACCGCGAGCGCCGACTATGTAGGCTCTGCCGGACTCGGCGGAGGTGGAACGGCATCAACTTACCCAACACCCACGGGCGGCAGTGGGACCGTCAACACCGGCGGCGGCGGTGGAGCCGGGGGCAATTACACGGTCGATGATGCAGGGGGCCCCGGCGGTTCGGGCGTTGTGATCTTGCGTTATTCCGACATTTACCCCGCTGCGGTTACCACCACGGGCTCTCCCACGATTACCGTGGCCGGCGGGTATCGTGTCTACACGTTCACCGCCAGCGGCTCCATCACGTTCTGACCATGCCTCAATTCCCAAGCACCACATCAGCATCAGACGTCTGGAGTCTGATGGACAACTATCGGGCTGAGGCTGGGGATAACTGGCCGGTGATGATCGTTGCTGTTGATGTCTTGGTCGCTGCCGGTGGAGGCGGGGCGGGTGGGACCGAAACGACGATTGGCGGGGGCGGCTGGATAGGCGGAGGCGGCGGAGCCGGTGGCCTGTCCTATCAGGCCGGAAGAAACTTGACGCCGGGCGTTTCATACACCGTAACTATTGGCGCTGGTGGTGGCGCTGGAACGAGTGGGGCCAACGGAACGCAGACCAGCGGATCTACTGGATCAAATTCTGTTTTTAGCACCATTACTTCCAATGGTGGTGGAGGAGGCGGTGCTGGCTACGGAAGTAGCGCGGGTGTCAGTGGTGGTTCTGGCGGCGGCGGCGGTAGCAGTTCTGGCGGTGCTGGAACAGCAACGCAAGGCAATACCGGCGGCGCAACCGGGTATGGATACAACGGCGGCAGCGCTAGTTCAGGTGGTTCAGGAACAGCAGCATCCGGCGGTGGCGCTGGTGGAGTTGGACAAAACGCTACTACATCCGGCGCTTTGGCTGGCGGCACGGGCTATGCCTCGTCAATTACCGGAGCCAGCGTCACTTACTCCACAGGCGGCGGCTCTAACCAAGCGTCTGGTGGCAACGCCTCTGCCAACACGGGCAATGGCGGGCTTTCTCGCGGCGGGAACACGGGCAGTTTCAATGGGGGATCAGGCGTTGTAATCGTTCGTGCGCCTCGCACCGCCGCATCAACTACAGGCTCTCCGACCGTTACGACTGATGGCGCGTTCACGGTCTACACCTTCACTGCCTCTGGCAGCATCACCTTCTAATCATGGCCCAGTTCCCATCAACCACATCTGCTTCGGGCATCTGGACGCTGAAGAAGCAAAAGCGCGGTCAGCAGGGTGCGAATTGGCCTCTTACGCAAGTTTTGGTTGACTACCTTGTTACTGCTGGTGGCGGTGGCGGCGGGGCAACCAACGGCGGCGGGGGCGGTGCGGGCGGATACAGAGCAGCTTCTAGTTTTTCAGTGTCAACGGGTTCTGCTATCACTGTCACGGTAGGTGGAGGTGGCACTGGTGGAACAGGTGCGCCTAGCGGCCCGTGGGTTGCTGGAACTGACGGCAGCAACTCTGTTTTCAGCACGATTACTTCTACTGGTGGTGGTGGAGGTGGTGGCGAGGACGTAAAAACTGGAAGAACTGGTGGTTCTGGAGGAGGTGCTGGCAATCCCGGCTCTGGTTCTGCAAGTGGCGGCACAGCAACTTCTGGGCAAGGTAGTGCGGGTGGATCTGCTGCGGGAGGCGGCCCAACTTATCCTGGCGCGGGGGGCGGTGGCGCAAGTGCTGTTGGCGGAAATGCCGACCCAACAAATAATGACGGCGGCGCAGGCGGTGCTGGTACAGCGTCTTCTATCACCGGCTCGTCAGTCACCTATGCCGGTGGTGGTGGCGGCGGCGCAGACTTCTACCGCTCAGGTCCGACGGAAGGTCCGGGCGGGGCGGGAGGCGGTGGTGCGGGCGGCTTGAACAACGCAACCGGAACTGCTGGAACAGCAAACCGTGGCGGTGGTGGTGGTGGCGGTTCTGGATGGTCTGGTGCTGGTCAGGGTGGTAATGGCGGCAACGGCGGCTCTGGCGTAGTCATCATCTCGGCACCAGTTGCAGCAGCATCCACCACAGGCTCTCCCACGGTCACCAACTCTGGTGGACGCACCATCTACCAGTTCAACGCCTCTGGCACGATAACTTTCTGAGGTAACACATGGCTCACTTCGCAGAGATCGGACTGAACAACACGGTGATCCGCGTGATCGTGGTTCACAACAACGAGCTGCTGGATAACGGCATTGAATCTGAGGCCAAGGGTGCGGAGTTCTGTCGCACCTTGTTCGGCGGCACTTGGCTGCAGACCAGCTACAACGGCAACATGCGCAAGAACTACGCGGGCGCAGGCTTCACCTACGACAGCCAGCGCGATGCGTTCATCCCGCCCAAGCCGTACTCGTCGTGGGTGCTCGACGAGGCCACCTGTCGCTGGGATGCGCCTGTGCCGTACCCGACTGATGTTGGGACGTCCGAGGCTCCTAAGCGATACTCATGGAGTGAGGAACAGCAGTCCTGGGTTGTGGCTTGACGCTGCGCCTTGAGTATCACATTGATGTAAAGGAAGTCTGGACATGGGCGCCGATTCGTACAGCGAGGACCTTCGCCGACTGGAGTCGAAAGTGGACAAGCTCACCGATGCAGTGCAGAGGCTGATCCTGATCGAAGAACGGCAGAGCTCGCAGGGCGAGCGAATCGGCAAGTGCGAGGCCAACATCGCGGTGCATGACCAGGCGATCCACAAGACCGACCGCAAGGTAGATCAGTGGGTCAACCGTGGCATCGGGGTGTGGGCTGCGGCGGCGGTGCTGTTCACGCTGGTGCAGTTTGGATCGAGGTGGATCAAATGATCGAATCCCTACTTGGCGGCGTGTTCGGCGGCGTGCTCCGCCTGGCGCCCGAGCTGTTCAAGCTCTTCGACAAGAAGAACGAACGCGCGCACGAGCTGCGCATGGTCGAGGCGGAGATGGAGTTCGCCAAGGTGCGCGGCGAGATCGCCATGCGCCAGGCCGATGTCCAGCTCCAGACCGCCGAGATAGACGCCATGACGCAGGCGTTCAAGGAGCAGTCTGCGACGGCCAAGAATGCCGGCTGGTTCGTCTCCGCCCTCTCGGCGCTGGTGCGGCCCACCGTGACCTATCTGTTCCTGGCGCTGTACGCTGCCGTGAAGGTGGCGGCCTACCTCATCGCTATTGAGCAGGGCGGCAACTGGAAGGACGTGCTGACCTCGATGTGGGGCAGCGACGACCTGGCCGTTTTCAACATGATCATCAGCTTCTGGTTCGTCGGCCGTGTCTACGAGCGCAGTCGATGAGGCCGTCGAGGTGGCTGCCGCCCTGTGCCGGCCGTTCGAGGGGCTGAGGCTTCAGCCCTACATCTGCCCGGCCGGCTACCCCACCATCGGCTACGGGACAGTCTGGAGGCCTGACGGCAGCAAGGTGACGATGGAGCACCCGCCGATCAGCAAGGAGACCGCTGAGGCGTGGCTGATGCACGAGTTGAGGCACAACTACCTGGCTGGTGTTTTGAAGGCGTCTCCGGCCCTCCTGGTGCGTCCGCGGGCCCTTGGCGCTCTGACGGACTTCGCCTACAACCTCGGCGTGGCCAGATACCGGGCCAGCACGCTGCGCAAGCGGGTGGATGCTGGCGACTGGGAAGACGCCAAGGAGCAGCTCATGCTCTGGACCAGGGGCGGTGGAAAGGTTCTTCCTGGGCTGGTCCGGCGCCGTCAGGCCGAGGCTGCCTTGCTGTAACACAGGGGGGTATCACAATGCTGTCTTTCCCCATACAATCTCCCGCGGGTCACTGCGTCTGCAGTGATCGCACTGGCTCGCCTTGGCGGGCCATTTTCGTTTGAGGGCTTCTCATGGCAACGACCGTACCGAACAACCCGTTTGACACTCAGCAGTCGTCTGGCGGGTCAGGCATTGTCGGAGGGGCCATGGGCAACTCTAGCGTCGGGCAGTCTGCTGCAACGACGCCCGCTGCCGCGGCCGCCGCCCCCATGACGCAGGCCGCCCAGTTCCAGGTGCAGCAGCGCCAGGTCGACCGCCAGACAGAGACCGCGGCCGGGCAGGTGGAGTCGCTGCTGGCCAAGGACAACCCGTTGATGCAACGGGCCCGCACTTTGGCGCTGCAGAACATGAACCAGCGCGGGCTGGTCAACAGCTCCATGGCGCAGGGCGCCGGCGTCGCGGCGATGATCGACCGCATCACGCCGCTGGCTCAGCAGGACGCGCAGACCTACAGCAACCAGGCCATGGCGAACCAGAAGTTCGTCAACGAGGGCGGCATGTTCAATGCCGGCGAGCAGAACAAGTTTGGCCTGCAGCTTGGCGAACAGACTGAGGCAGAGAGGGCCAGGCAGTTCCAGACCGGCGAGCGGATCGGCACGCAGGTCTTCACGTCCGAGCAGAACGTGGCGACGCAGAACTTCCAGGCCGCACAGGCTGCGCTCGACCGGGCTCAGCAGACGGCGATGGCCGACAAGTCCATCGAGGCCCAGCAGGCGCTGCAGACGGCGCAGCAGAACTTCCAAAGCGCTCAGAACGAGCTGGACCGGGTCAACCAGAAGACCCTGCAGGAAAGCCAGCAGCGGTTCACTGCCGAGCAGTCGTCCCTCGAGCGTGCGCAGCAGGAGAAAATCCTGGCTGCCCAGCAGATGTTCCAGTCGGCACAGTCCAACCTCGACCGTGCTCAGCAGATTGTTCTGGCCGACAAGTCAATCCAGGCGCAGAAGAATCTGCAGGACGCGCAGCAGCAGTTCCAGGCGGCACAGGCCACCCTTGACCGCGAGCAGCAGAAGCTGCTGCAGACCGCTCAGCAGCAGTTCCAGGCTGCGCAGGGCGAGCTCGACCGTGCCACCCAGGTGGCGCTGGCAGACAAGAGCATCGCGGCCCAGGCTGCGCAGGCCGAGGCGACGCGCAACTTCACTGCGGCCCAGTCAGCCCTGGACCGGGCGCAGCAGGTCACGCTGCAGGAGAGCTCGCAGAAGTTCACCGCCGGCCAGAATACCCTGCAGATCGCTGCTCAGAAAGAGCTGGCAACTGCGCAGCAAGCGTTTCAAACAGCTCAGAACGAGCTCGACCGTGCTCAGCAGCTCACCCTCACTGACAAGAGCATTGAGGCAAACAAGGCGCTGGAGACGGCAAGGCAGACCTTCCAGGCCGCGCAGGGTGAGCTGGATCGCGCGCAGCAGCGCGAACTTCAGAGTCAGCAGCAGACGTTCACGAGCGGAGAGAACGTCGCCAATCGCACTTTTGAACAGTCTCAGAGACAGCTTGATCGCGACCAGCAATCATCTCTTGCGAGCGCTGCGCAGACCTTCCAGGCTACGCAGAACGAGAAAGATCGCGCGCAACAGATCATGTTGGCGGACAAGAACATCACCGCCAACCAAGCACTTGAGACGGCGCGGCAAGAGTTCCAGCGCGGCGAGGGCATCATCAATCGCCAGTTCCAGGGTGAGCAATCTAAACTTGATCGCGACCAGCAGACAGCGCTGCAGGCCGCGCAGCAAACCTTCCAGGGCACGCAGGCTGAGAAGGATCGAGCCACGCAGATCATGCTGGCTGACAAGAATTTCAGAGTGGTGAAAACACTGCTGATCGGACGCAGCAGCGAGCGCTGCAGGCCGAGCAACAGGCCTTCCAGCGCGAGCAGGCGATCGAAGACCGCAAACAGCAAATCATGCTTGCGGACAAATCGATTGATGCGAACAAAGCGTTGGAGATTGCTCGGCAGTCATTCCAGGGCGAGCAAGCTGGCCTGGATCGCAAGCAGGCCACGGACCTTGCTCAGGCCAACCGCACATTCCAGGCTGAGCAGGGCGTGCTCGATCGCGCCCAGCAGCTCATGCTTGCGGACAAAAGCATCGACGCCAACAAGGCCTTGGAGATTGCACGTCAGGAGTTCCAGCGTGGAGAGAACATCGCTGACAGAACTCAGCAGACAAACCTACAGACCAACCAGCAGACGTTCCAGCGCGAGCAGGCCATTGAGGATCGCAAGCAGCAGATCATGCTTGCGGACAAGAGCATCGACGCCAACAAGGCCCTGGAGATTGCACGTCAGGAGTTCCAGCGCGAGCAGGCTATCGAAGACCGCAAGCAGCAGATCATGCTGGCCGACAAAAGCATCGACGCCAACAAGGCGCTCGAGATGGCTCGCCAGGAGTTCCAAAAGACAGAAAACGCTGCAGACCGCACGCAGCAGAAGGAGCTGCAGACCAGTCAGCAAAATTTCCAGTCTGGCGAGGGCCTGATCAATCGGCAGTTCCAGGCTGAGCAGGCTATCGAGGATCGCAAGCAGCAGATCATGCTGACCGACAAGAACATCACCGCCAACAAGGCGCTGGAGCAGGCCCGTCAAGAGTTCCAGCGAACCGAGAACGCCGCCGACCGCACGCAGCAACAGACCCTTGAAACTGCGCGCCAGACATTCCAGACCACGCAGGCCAACCTCGATCGCACGCATCAGGAGTCGATGACCAGGCTGGCCAACAACCTGTCGACGGCTCAGGTTCCCGGCACCTTTGCAGCCAACGTCACGTCCAGCACCAGCTCGACGATCAACGCCATCATGGCCGATGGGAACCTGACGCCCGAGGCCAAGAACGCAGCGATCGACAACGTGATCGCCAACGCCAACAGCACGTTGCAGTGGGGGTCGACGTTCTACAACACGCCCATGACTGGCTTCGCCCGCACGGGGACTGGGTCCACGATCACGCCGGGTGCCAACGTCGCCGGGCTGAAGGCTGCCATCCAGTCTGGCGCAAGCAACGCAGACGCAGGGACTGCGGCAGGTATTGCCTACGCCCGTCAGATGGGCTTGACTCCTGACCAGACAGTTGCGCTGTGGAACCAGGCCATGGGCACCAACTTCACCCGGGCCGACTACGACAGGGTTACGGGCGGTGGCACAGGTGGTGGTGCAGGCGGCGGCGCGGGGGGTGGTGGCGGCGGCGCAGGTGGTGACGCGGGCGCGGCAGTCGTGGTCTACGGTCCTGACGGGAAGATGTACTCCAGCCCGGCTGCGGCTAGGGCTGCAGGTGTCACCAACTACACCAATACGCCGCCCAATACCGGGGGCGGCGCTGGCGGCGGCGGGGGGGGCGGTGGCGGCATCGTCGGTGGCGCAATGCAGCGCGATGCCTGGGGGCGCGAGCCTGGGGATCCGATGTACGGCGTTGACCCGAACAACATCTCCACCGACGGCGGCGGCGCAGGATGATCATGCAGGTCCGCAAGGCCACCTACCGCGACATCACCGCGATTGTGGACATCGCGGTGGAGTCCGTCATGCGCGATCCCCTGCCGGTCACTGTGGACCGCGAGGCGATGCGCGAGATGGCCATGCAGTGCTTGAACCCGGCGCACTTCATGTGGGTGGGCGAAGACGAGTCGGGCAACGTGGTGGCCGCGGTGGCGGCGATGACGCAGAAGTCGTTCTGGTATCGAGGCCTGCAGTGCTCGGTGCTGCTGTACTACACGCGCAAGCCTGGCGCTGGCGCGGCCCTGCTGCGCGAGTTCGCCAGGTGGGTGAGGTCACGTTCTGGAATCAAGGTGGCGGTGCTCGAGCTTGAGCCCAACGTCGACCTGCGGCTGACGCGCTTTCTCAAGCGCCTGGGATTCGGTCGCAAGTCGATCAACATGACGTATGTGAGGAGTTCACTGTGAGCAAAGTTGTCAAGGGTATCGGGCGGGCCGTCAGCAAGGTCGTCAAGGGCGTCGTCAACGTCGTGAAGAAGGTGGCCTCCTCCAAGTTCGGCAAGATCCTGATTGGGGCTGCGCTGGTGTACTTCGGTGGCGCGGCGCTGATGGGTGGCCTTGGCGGCGCGTCTGCTGGCGGCCTATCGGGTGCGCTGACTGGGGCTTCAAAAGCCGTGAGCGGTGCATGGGGTGCCCTCACCAGCGGCAGCGTGAGTGCCATGGGCAGCGCCTTTACGGGCTCCTACGGCGCTGGTCAGGCGGCTGTCACCGGCTTGGGCGGTAGCGTTGCCGGCACAGGCCTGTCTGCTGCAGCAAC